TGCCAGCGCCATGATGGCTTCGACTTCCCAGCAATCTAACTCATGGCCCGTCAGGCGTACATAACTCTCGATCTCCGAATAAGTATACTCCGAAAGCGAGGTGTACGCTTGCCAGACGCTATCATGCTCTTGGGATATCTTAGGCCCAGTCTGTAGCTCTTTAGGCGTCCTCCCCGTGGACTTCTCTACCTGCTTTAGCGTTTCGTAGCGGCTAACCGATGATCCCTCTGGCTTTGAGTGCATATACATACACCACCGGCCATACCGTACGAACTCGTCAGCTAGCCCTTGGTAAAATTTCCCGAGTCAGCCAGAAAGGTTAGAAGCTGATTCACGATAGACGGTGACTGCTCGTAAAGCGCCTTGGCGTTGGCCTTAGTACACTTATACGGCTTGCCACCCTTCGTAAGATTCCGCCAATCAATGGTGATAGCTACAAGCGACTCTACATCTAACGATTCGTAGTCTAGTTCCTCTAACTTACCTTCGGACTTCGCTTGGATAATGGTAGAGGTTTGGCGCTTGCGCTGCTGCCGCCACGCCTTAGAGTCCGCACCTTTAATCTTGATGAATACATCGGTAGGAGAACCATCCACCGGGGAGAGGATATTAACCTCTGCCCCGGCTTCATGGCTTGCCGCAGTGGCTAGCTTTTCAAACTCCATAATCCCGCCCTTTTATGGGTTATGCAGCAGTCCGCGTAATCACGATGTTGGATGCGTCGGTCCCGTCATAGAGGCCCACGAAGTCCATAGCGATAGTGATAGCGCCTTCCCCAGACACATCCGGTTGACCAGAGTTGTACTTCACATTTCCGATCTCAATGAGGTAGTCATTCCCATCGAGGTCGGTCAGGGTAAGAGCAATGCTGCTGCTGGTTTCGTTCAAGAACTTCTCGTAGAGAGCTTTAGACTCAAAGTAGGTCGTAAGCGTACCCGTAAGACGGCTCTTGCCAATAGAAGGACGCTGGGTCGTAGCCGACCCCACAGCGAAGAGCGGCTCGATACCGTTCTCTAGCGTCAGCTCAAGAGCAGTCACCGTTGCAATCGCGGAGCCACCCTCCTGAATTGACCCAGTGAAGGAATCAAACGGGGTATTCCCAACATCAGCGCTATAGGTGCTGGATGCCACCTGCGAGGTGTTCAGGCTTAGGTCTTTGCCGATGACTCCAAAGGTAGCCGTCACCATGCTGTTTGGCGATACGCTGAGCGCCAGCGAGTTGATCTCACAGCCGGTATAGCGGTGATACTCTGGCGTAGCAAGATCAGCGAACTTACGCTCAAAGGTGAACGAGCGACGGGTGACGCCAGCTTTGAGAACGTCAGTCGTCCAGCTACCGCAGAGAGCAGCTTCCAAGAGATCATCAAATGCTTCGTACTCAAGCTCGCCAGTGAACTCGCCGCCAACGGACTTATTGCCGTGGCGAAAATCCTCTACCTGACGATCACCACGGAGCTTTTCGGACTCCACGGCGTCTTTCGTCAGAGCGAGGGTCGTCCCCGTATGAGGAACCGGCGTCCAAGTAGGCGTGGAAGGCGTGGTTCCGTAGGTCGATTCTGCAACGTAGTGCAGACTATGTTGTGCGCCGTTTGCAATAGTCATGATCGTGCCCCTGTATAAGTCTGCACATCAATTGAAACCGGCACGAATACCCACGCGCCGTCTAATAATGCAGGACCGATACTAACAGACCGAACCCGCAAACTAGTCCCATTATAAGACAGAACCGTGCCTCTCTTAAAATGGTCCGCAATCGTATCCGTGAGCGTAGTACGTCCTGCGCCCCGTGGATATACAACGTCTACCTGATAGATAGCGTTGGTCTCATCCTTCCCAGAAGCGCCCAGAGAGGCTTGTACGGTCTCTGTAGGTAGGAACTGTGGCCGAAGGTAGGTCGTGCCTGCTTTCGGCTCATAGGGGATGTTAGGCCACGCTACGGGCGTCGAATCCATAGAATCTAAACGGGCATCAAGCGCAGCCTGCATATCATTAAAAAAGGTGCTCATTTAGCTGCCTCTTTCATCCGCTGCTCTATTTCCGCAACGCTGATTCTAACCATTCCGCTTGGCGCCTGCTTAGACCATCCAAATTCTAACCGATTGGCGTAAGGTAGATTATTGGTCAGATAAAACGTCGAGCCAATCTGAAAATTATTAATTAGCGCCGATGCTTCTTGAACAGCCTTATTGCCAGTCTTGTCTGTCGCAGGCGTAACGCCCGTGGCGGGGCTGTTTACGGTCGCTTGCCAGTTATTTCTAAACCGTCCCGTATCTACTGGGCTCCGCTTAATTATCCGACTCGCAATCCCGAACAGCGTCCCCCGAACCATTGCCTCGGGAATCTCCGCGAACTCTAGCGTTGCCGTCGTCCAGTCTTTCATTTCCGAATCTGTAGGTTCGATGCGACCACGGTCCCACTGGGCCCGATATCGCTAATTGAGATAATACGAAACGTATCTCCGCCCACAGCCACCGTATCGCCGACTTCATACGAGTGCCCTTCTGCGAGCATACGTCGATCACCTTGGAGGATTGATCCATCGCCCCTATCCGCATCAGTGTAGTCAAAGAGACAGGCGTACTTCGTGTAAGTCGCAGAGGTATCGGTAGTAGTCCCTGTAGCAGGGGAATAGGTCCCCTTAGTCACTCGGGTAAACGTATAGAGCGCGCCGAACTTAGTCAGCATCCGGGTAGCGGATTGCGTGAGAGGGGTGTAGTTGTAGCTCACGCCCGAGACACCATCGTGACCGGCTGGACGAGCTTACGAAGGGCGCGGTCTAGAGCAGGCGTAGACCGCTTCATCCCTACGTTATCCTTGTAGGTGATCTTGATTGAGTCGATCTGCTCCGACGTAACCTCACGCTCAGAGGGCGCTAGACGGGAGTCACCGTCAATCTCAATCTTCACCAGCTCGTAAATCGCCGTCTTAACTTCCTTGGGAATCTCGTCAGAATCAACCGCGTAGCCGTCAATGTATACGTCATCACGGGGCCATTGCATCGGCTGATCTTCGGTGTGCTTCACCCCTTTGAAGGCGAGCGATTCGAAATAATCCGTAGCGCGGAATAGCTGCTGAGAAAGCGTGAAGTCAGTACCGTAGTCAATGCCACGGTTATCTGCCCACGCTTGGAATTCGTCTAAGGTGACGTAGGAATTAGCGGTAGCAACTACCGTCCCATCTTCAACGATTATTGCCATCGACTAGCCTCCAATCACCCAGCTTGTAGTTGTCTACTTCCAGAGGATGCACATCAGCGAACTTGCCATCTCGCTCACGGTACATCTTAACCAATTTGGGCTTAGGCTTGCGTCCCGGTTTCTTCTTTTCTTCCATAGCGAGAAAGGGGGCCCGAAGGCCCCCTCATACCTCTTAGCCGAGGAGGAGAGCGATGAAGTCAGGCTTCCAAGCCTTGACACCCCATGCTGCTGCCACTTCGATCATGGTCTTACGATACCCGCGATAGACGCGAATCTCGAACACAAGACCGGAGAAGGGGTCTTGGACGGTCATTGCGTCATCGGCAGCATCGCCACCTTCAGGCACAGCAGGAGCGCGCATTGCGATCTCCAGAGCCCGACGGTGGAAGGCCACGTTGGCGGTGTAGCTGTTGCCCACGGTGATCGCGGCATTGTCTGCAAGAGCCAGACGCAAACCGGGAGCCCCGATTGCCAGAGAACCACCAGAGAGAGCGGTGTTGACCACATACTTGTTGGTGTCACCGTTGAAGGTGATTACGTCACCAGCAAGGATGGTGCCCGAGCCGCCGTCAGCAGCGATGCTGGTGTCGCCAATGGCGGACGAAGCATCGTTGAGCAGGTAGCTAGCACCCGTGCCTTTGGTGTGCGCTTGAACCTGAGCGGACTCACGCAGGGACAGGCCCTGAAGCTCAAGCAGCGTACCCTGACGGAGCAGATCAGCCCCACCGGCCTCGTTCACCTTCTGAAGCTGAGCAAGCTGACGCAGGTTCGTACCAGCGACGGTGCTCAGGACCAGAGAGGCTTGGCCGTCGTTAGCAGGCATACCGTTGTCCA